GTTCCTATCTCTTTTGAAACATCAGCCGCTTAATAGAGGTACCTTATGTCTGCCGTAGCTCCAGCAAACTCCACAGTCGCAGCCATACGGCAGAAGGTACGCCGTTTGACTGCCTCGTCATCTGAAAGCGCTTTAAGCACCCAGATCATCGACGAGGCAATCAATACATTTTACAACCAAGATTTTCCCTATGCAATCAAGATCGATCAAACAAGATCGGTTTATGAATTCTTTACTCAGCCATTTATCGATAAATATCCGCTAGACGTGAACTATAACCAGGCCATGCGAATGCCTGTTTATGTTGATGGGATCCTTGGTTATTTCTTTAAAGACCGCAATGACTTCTTCAATATGTGGCCAAAATTTCCAACTCTTTATCGGCCTATTAATGGAGACGGGGTGACTACAGTATTTAATTTTACTATTCAAGGCCCATTTCTTCGCGGAGAAGTAACGTTAGGAGGCACAGATGTTACGGGTGTGGGCATTGCTATTTCTGACGATGGTAATGGCAATTTATATTTACAAGTGCCGAATCCTGTTGTATCAGTACCTGCCTATGGAGCTACCTATCAACCCCCTTCTCCCTTGGCTGGACAGCCGATACCTGGAATGAAAAATCTTAATACCTTGAATCCTGGGCTTAATCAACCTACATTGCTTGGTACTGTAAATTATGTAACAGGTCAATTTTCTTTTGACACTGCGTTAGGAAATTTTACTTTTGCAGCTGGGGATGTGCCTAATCTTTTTGTTTCGCAATATCAGACGGGAAGACCTTATTCCCTGCTTTTCTGGAACAATGAATTTACTATTCGGCCTGTACCTAGATTGGTACACAAAATCACAGTTGAATCGTACTTAACCCCAGTACAATTCATGCTTTCTACGGATAATCCAACGCTAAATCAATGGTGGCAATATTTAGCCTATGGTGCGTCGATGGAGATACTGAGAGAACGTCAAGATATGGAAGGGGTAGAAAACCTTATGGAAGGTTTTAAACGCCAAGAAGGGCTTGTTTTAGAACGCCAAGGATGCGAAGAAATCGGCCAGCGCAATCAAACAATTATGTCAGGCAACATCCAGCAGCAAGGATGGAATCAATGGGGCATGGGGGGCTGGATGTAATGGCTAAATACGAGCCTCTTTACATTAAAGGCATGAACATGGGGTTGGTTCAACAGCGCGTTGAATTTATCCTTCCTAACGATGCTTACCCTCAATTAGAAAACGCCTATGTGTGGCGTGAGCGTATCCTGCGTAAAAAAGGCTATGAGCTGCTTGGCAGGCTAATGCGCTCATTCGTTACTGCCGATCTCGGCAATAGCAGCGCGTCGCCTTGGTCTTTTAATCTTTTCTCAACTGTTACGCCGGCCATACCAGAAACAAACGCCGAAGTTGTTATTGGCAGCGTAGTAATCACGCTTGGCACAGATACATTCACAGACCAAGGCAATGGCACACTAAAGAGACAAGATAACAATACAGCCAGCACGATCAACTACGTGACCGGAGACATCACGCTTGTCACTCTTGAGCCAGGTGGAACAGCGACAACAGCTGACTTTAGCTACTATCCCAATCTTCCAGTCATGGGCATAAGAGGCCGAGAGCAAGCAGGTATCAGTTATGATGCTACGGTGGTCTTTGATACAACCTATTCCTATTATTATCTTGTGGGAACTGGATTTCAAGAATTTGTTCCAGGAACTACATGGACAGGAACTAATAGCGACTTCTTTTGGACGACTAATTATTGGGTAGACAAAGATAACAATAAAATATTTTGGGCAACTAATAACTCTGGCATAACAGGAGATCCTATACGTTACACCAACGGCCCAGGTGGAGCATGGATAGATTTTGCTCCTTATGTAGATAAGGCCAATACTATTGTTTTGGCTCAATGCGTAGCTATGCTTCCCTTTCGTTCGCGTATGGTCGCTTTCAATACCTTGGAAGGTGCCAATTTGGCAGGAGCTATAAACTATCCTCAGCGTATCCGTTGGGCAGCGATCGGGAATCCTTTTTCAGATGCCAGCTCTATAGTCACAACTGTTAATGCTCAAGCTTGGTATGACGATGTGCCAGGACAAGGAGGTTTTCTTGACATACCTACCTCAGAAGATATTGTTTCAGTTGGTTACGTTCGCGATAATCTCGTTATCTTTTGCGAAAGATCCACCTGGCAGCTTCGCTATACAGGCAGAACCATACAACCCTTCCAAATCGAAAAAGTAAACACAGAGCTAGGAGCAGGATCTACTTTTAGCGCGATCCAATTTGATACTTCTCTTGTAGGGATAGGTGATAAAGGTATTGTTCAATGCGACAGCTTTAAATCGGATCGTATTGATATCAAAATCCCTGATCTTGTGTTTAATTTTAACAATGAAGCAGAAGGCCCAACGCGAGTGCAAGGTGTCAGAGATTTTATTAATCGTTTAGCATTTTGGACATATCCTTATGTACCAGATGAAGGGATATCTACTACCTATCCTAATCGCCGTCTCGTTTACAATTATGAAAATGATTCATGGGCAATTTTTACAGATTCATTGACAGCTCTTGGAACGTTTTACCCTCAAATTGAAAGAGCCTGGGAAGACATTCAGGAGCCATGGGAAGAATTAAATTATTCTTGGACATCTCGCCCTGATATCGTGCCAGAAATCATTGGTGGAAACCAGCAAGGTTACATTGAGTATCTCGACCAGCAGGTAAGTAACGATGTATCGCTTACAATTTCTAACATTACCGGCAATACCACAACACCAACTGTCATTACATCCACATCTCATAATTTGCAAACAGGCCAAGTGATACAAATATCCGGTATTATCACAGGAACCTCTTTTGACAATCTTAATAATGGAGTCTTTGAGGTAGATATTTTAACGGTAGATACTTTTGCTCTCTATACCTATAACGCATCAACCAGAGAATTTTCAGATCCTCAATTAGACCCATCAGCCGGAACTTATATCGGTGGTGGTCAAATAGCTATCAGAGACAATTTTTCTGTTGTAAGCAAAAAATTTAACTTTCTCGATGATGGCCAAAACATCCAAATGGGATTTGTCGATGTTTTGCTAAATAATACAGCCAGTGGAGAAATTACGCTGAATGTCTATATTGATTATAACGAAGATTCGCCGGTAAACACTCTTCCACAAAACCAAGATATTGATAGCTTTCAGCCGGACACATTCTTTAACTCAGTCGTCTCTACAGCTCCTACATCTGGTATTTCAAGTAATAAAAATTGGCAGCGTGTATTTTGCCCAGCTAGAGGCAATTTTATTACTCTTCAATGGACGCTTTCAAACGGCCAAATGGCAGGAGAAGCCCAGCAGCAAGACGTAGAGATAGACGCACAAATATTATGGCTCAGAAGAGCAGGAAGGCAACTTGTTAACGCATAGGAAACATCATGGCATTTAATCCCAATATCCCAACAGCTCCGCAAAAGCTATCTGTCTCGCAGCCTTTGCTTTTGGCTAACAATCAGCAGCTAGACACTAGCTTTGCTATAGATCACTATGCTTTTAGCGATGCTACTGCAAATAACGGATTTCATAATCAGGTGACAACTCCGAACCATGCTTCAGGAGCAGATCCAACGACAACAACTAATCCCATTCTATATGCAATAGAAAATACAGTTAATCTTGGTTCTTTGCAGTATTCGCGTGGCCCAAATGATATAGCTCCAACACCTGTAACAAGCCTACAATCAACAATCGCTCCTGTAACTATTGGCACAAGTTCCTCAATAAACATTTTAGATTTTACTGGGATTTCTATCGCTTTATGCAGTTTTTTTTGTCACTTAGTACAAGGAAGTTCTCAAGTAAGAGCTGAATATTTTGTAACTTATAGATTTAATGTTTCCGCCTTTACATCAATTGATCTAGTGGCTGGGACTAATAATTTAATATCATTTTCTACCAACACCTTACAAATGATTAATGTAAATACTTTATTTGCAATGACAGATGTTTTTTGGACGTTAAAATTTTATAGAGTGCAAAAAATATGAGCAGCTCAAGCCAAAATCAGCTTCTTGAAACTTTTGTGCCAGTCTATGACATGGTGCCTGAGAAATGGCCGGAAGCTAGACAATTTTTAGTTGAGCATCTTAAGAAGATTTCCAATGCAATTAACGCTAGAGAAATTTGCTGGTATCTCAATGATAATGTTCTATCAGGCAAGCAATTTTTCCCTGGAACAAGTGGTGAGTTTCGCTCTATTTTCCGCGTAGTAGTTGATTTTAGCCCATTAGGAATAGGAACGACCAGCAAACCTCATGGTGTCACAATTACCGCCAGTTTCCGCCTGATTAATCTGTATGGCGCCTGTTCAGATGCAATGGCATTTACTGGAGAGCCAATCAATCAGCCAAACATTGATTACGACGCAACAAATATCAACATAACCTCGGCAGCAGCTTTTGATTATGCGCAAGCTGTCATGGAATTTATACAGGAGCCTTAACATGTCATCATTATCGAATTTTTTTCTTGGCAGCCCTGGCAAGATACGACAGCAATCTACTCTCGGAAAAGAGCAGCAGGGGCTATACAATCAGCTTTTACAAGCGGGGCAACGCCAAGGTGCTGGCGGGGCATTTGGTCAGTCTGCAGATTATTATAGAGGCTTATTAAGCAATGACAGTGAAGATTTTAATGCTTTTGCCGCGCCTGAGCTTCGCCGTTTTAGAGAGCAAACCGTACCAGGCTTGGCAGAGCAATTTGCAGGATTTGGATCTGGTGCGATGTCAGGTAGCGGCTTTCGCAATGCTGCTCTCAATGCAAGCACCGATCTTTCGGAACGATTAGCTTCAATCAGAGCTGGGCTTCGCCAGCAAGGAGCGCAAGGGCTTATGGGAATTGGCCAGCAGGGATTAGGCAATTACAATGAAAACATTTATATGCAGCCGACCACAGGATTTTTAGGTAGCCTTGGACAAGGTTTAGGTTCAGCAGCCGGATCATATGGAGCGCAAAATTTCTCCTCATTGGCAGCTTCTTTAAAAAAAATATTAGGATTAGGGTAACACCATGGTACAGCAATTAGCACAAAGAGACATCGGCGGTGATATCGGCAGAGCGTTTTCGCAGTCGCTCAGCGAGCAATTGCCCAAAGAAATGCAATCGCAACGGCTATCTCAAGCTTATAAAAATCTAAACAGTCAAAAAACAGAACCTGGACAAATTCCTGATATTTCAGGATTTTTAAGCATCCCAGGTGGAGCAGAATTGCTTCAATCAATTATGCCTCTAATCAGGCAGCAAGCTTATTTAAAATCGCAGCAAACAGGGATGGCTCCTAGCACAGGGCAGCCAACGCCTGGCGGCCTTCCTATGGCTCAAGATGAAGCGCAAGTAGCTGCCGAACAAGGAAAAGAAAACAAAAGATTTTTTAAGACAGCGTCAGAGCTTGAAGAGGAAGCCAAAACATTTAAAAAGCCACCTTCCCCTGGTTCCTTTTTTAGAGAAGAAGAGCAACTAGCATATCAAAATCAGCAAGAACAATTCGAAAAAGCCAAAGAAATAGCAAAAGAAGGCATAAGCCAGGTTTTGCATCAAGAAGGATTGCAGGATTATAGAAAACTTGAAGGAGAATTGTTAGAAAACGCTAATGCTCACATGCAATCTTTAATAAATCAAGGGTATACAGCTCCTCAAGCATTTCAAGCCATCAAACCTCATTTGCTAGATATTTCACGGGATTTAACAGCTTTAAGAGAATCTAATATCAAAGGTGGCGATGTGAATTCAAGCATTAAATTGGCTGCTAAAAGATTTAAAGAAAAAGGATTAGAAGAAAGATTCCCATTTTACGCCGCAAACATATTCAACGTAACTCCTAGTAAAATTTCTTCTATCATTGAACCGGTAGAAAATGAAAAATTTAACAGTCTTTTGAAACCTTATAAATTACATATCCCCTCTATTGGATTTGAAAGAAAAGTTAGAGAGCCTAAAAAAACTTTTTATGACACGCTGGCAAAATCTATTAATCTTAAAAAAGACAATTTAGCCTCGATGATGCAAAAG